GGCACGGTCCTGGATCCGTTCGCCGGGAGCGGCACCACCGGAGTGGTGGCCAAGCGCCTGCGGCGCGATTTCATAGGCTGCGAGATCAACCCCGACTATGCACAAATGGCAGCTGACAGAATAGCAGCGGCCACGCCGTAAGGAGGGCACCGTGGAAGTAACTGTAAATATGACCGCAGAGGAGTTTCTGGAGTTTGTGGCCTGGCGTAAAGAACAGGACTATTACAAAAGCAGGCTGGACAAGGAACTGAACGAGCGGGAAATACTGGCAAAGAAAACGTGCTGGGCCATCGACACAGATCCGAAGAAGCCCGGCAAGGTCAAGATCATTGACCAGGAACACGCGGCGGAACTGTTGGAAATGGCCAAGGATTACCTGGCATAAAAAGAAAGCCACCTGCGCCCGGTGCTGTCAACACGGCGCAGGTGGCAATATAGACGACGGAAAACCGTCCGATATACCTATATTATATCAGGTTCCCGGACGGAATACAAGCCGGAAAAAGCGACGGGGCCACGGCCCCGTATAGCGCCGGTAAGAGTGATTAGTAAAGTGACCAGCAGCAGAAAAGGAGGCACCCATGGCCTACGTTCATAGGGTGGTGAAAGCTGGTCCGTGTGTCGAACACAAGAAAATGCAATCTTTCCGGGTTCACACCAAAGGAGTGAAGCGCGGCCCAAATACCGGACACACCACCGAGAAGCAGGAGCGGATCAACGAGCGGGTGGCAGAGGAACACCTGCGCTGGGATATAAACGCCAATTTCGGCCATAGGGATCTCCACGCCGTTCTACACTACTACGTCAAGGACAGTTCTTTCGAGGAGATCCTGGAGAACAAGGCCGCCTTTCTGCGGAACCTGCGGAAACTCTGCAAAAAGCGCGGGATCACGTTCAAGGCCGTGGTGGTCATAGAAACCAAGCGCATGACCAACCCGCACATTCACGTTATCATTTCCCGCATGGATCCGGAGATCATCACGGAGGCGTGGGAGAATGTCCCAAGAGGCGGCGGAGGTATCAGCTTCAAGCCTATGGACAGGCGCGGCAACCATTACAAGCTGGCCGCCTACCTGATGAAAGAAAGCCGTTCCACCATGGAGAGGTACAGAGAGATCGGCAAGCGCGGGAAGCGGTACAGCAAAACGCAGAACATGGACAAGCCGGAAATCACATACACCGCCGTGCCTGCGTCCAGCTGGAGAAAGGACCCGAAAGCGAGAAAGGGCGCCGTGCTGTATAAGTTCGACGACGGATCCACCTGCCGGAGCGGGTGGCATGAGATCAGCGGTTACCCATACCAGGAGTATTTCGAGATTTTCAACGAATAGGAGGGTTTTCTGTGAAAATCTACATATCAGGCAAGATCACCGGGGACAGGCGTTATAAAGCCAAGTTCCGAGAGGTGGAAAAGAAGCTGGCGGCGGCGGGCCATATCGTACTGAACCCCGCCACGGCGCCGGAGGGGCTGCGCCCCGTGGATTATATGCGCCTGTGTTTCGCCATGATGGAGGCGGCGGACGTGGTTCTGTTCATGCAGGACTACCAGGACAGCCGCGGCGCCATGCTGGAATGGGCGTGGTGCCAGTACGTTGGGAAACAGACCTGTTTCGACCTGGCGGCGTTTGGAGGTGCGGACGCATGAGTATTATTTGCATAGCCAAAGGAACGGCCACCATAGGCATGACAACGCGGGGCGCAGATGGGAAAATCATAAGCCAGACACCGGCACGGTGGGAGCATGACCCGGACGGCGGGTGTGTTGCCCTCTGGACTATGAACCCGGAAACCGAGGAACAGGAAGCCCCGGCGCGTATCTATGGCGACTGGCAGGCGTCGGAATACCTGGGCGACATTCTGGCGGAACTGAAACCGCGCCGAAAGGTGAACCTGCCGGACTTCCCGGCAATCGTCCGCGCGGCCATGGCCGACGGTATGGACATTTGCGTGTACTGCCAGAGTTTTGGCTGTAACGAGTGCATAGTGAACGAGTGGAAAAGCGAAAGGAGCGACGAAGAATGAACAAGACGAAAATTGACTGGGCCACAATGTCCTGGAACCCCGTAACCGGCTGCCGCCATGGCTGCCCGTACTGCTACGCCAGGCGGACGGCCACACGCTTCAACGCAGGGCTGGAGGATCCGGCCCCGCTGGCCGGCGGCCTCCATGTGCTGCCGGAGAAGATCAAGGCGACGCCATACCCGTATGGTTTCGAGCCTACCCTGCACCGCTACCGCCTGGGCCAGCCGCAGAACACAAAGGAACCGCAGACCGTGTTTGTTTGCAGCATGGCGGATCTGTTTGGGCGCTGGGTGCCCACCTCCTGGATCGTGGAGGTGCTGGACGCCTGCCGCAAGGCACCACAGCACCGCTATTTGTTCCTGACAAAGAACCCGGCCAGGTATCTGGAGTTGAACCACCTGGCCCTCCTGCCCCACGAAAGCAATTTCTGGTATGGCAGCACCGTGGCGAACATGGACGCGGTGGGAATGTACGTCATGCAGGGTGTGAACATCAACAGCTTTTGGAGCATGGAGCCGCTGCTGGGGCCGGTGGACATGGCCGCGGCGGAGGCTTTACCGGAGTGGGTGATCCTGGGCGCCGAAACCGGCAACCGACCGGACAAGGTGACGCCCGCCCGCGAGTGGGTGGACAACATCGTGGCATTTTGCGAGGAGAACGAGATCCCTGTGTTCTTCAAGGACAATCTGCGGAAGTATTTCCCGGATCTCCCTGCCTCTGCTTTCCCCTGGGAGGTGTGAGCCGTGGAAAACACCGAGAAAGTGGAGATCGGTTACACCGTGCCGAAAGAACGCTGGCAGGAAGCAGCCAAGAACCTGGAGGAACTGGGGAACGTGCTGGCCGCTGGATTTCTGAAACAGAACAAGGACGGGCGCGGGAAAGAGGACGCGGACGACATTATGGCGGACATCATGCTGGCCTGCATGGCGCTTTACCATGTGGCGGAGTTCGCAACGGACAAATGCCGGATCATTCCGCTGCCCGGCAAGAACGGAGGTTAATATGCTGGCTGTGCTTATGAGCATGAAACCGGAGTGGTGGGAGAAGATCCTGGACGGCGAAAAAACGTTGGAAATCCGAAAGACACACCCGCAAAATGAAAGGCTTGAATGGCCCGTGACCGTCCTGGTGTACGTCAGCGGCACCGGAGCGGTGCAAGGTCAATTCCTTTGCCCTGGGGAAGTATCATACCGAACCATGCAAGACCTGGAAGAAATGTCATGCGTTCCGCGTGAGGATCTGCTGAAATACGCAAAAGGCAGGCGGCTTTCCGGCTGGATCGTCCAGTCACCGGAGAAGTTCGACGCGCCCAGCCCTCTGGCGGAGTTCGGCCTGGACCGTCCGCCCATGTCGTGGCAGTACGTTGAGATCCCGGACGAAATGGAGGCAGAACATGAGTAACAGCCAGGACGTGGCCAACGCCGTGGGAGCTATTGCAGAAATGGCGTGGATTTTCTACACGGCCATAAGAAACGCAGGCGCTGACGTGCCGGAGGCCGCCATGCTGACGCGGGAATATCTGATCGCAAGCATACACGGGAAAAGCAACGCCGCGCAAGAGGGCGAATAAATGGCCATAAACGTTTCCGACCTGCCGCCGAAGTACCAGGCGCAGGCCATGAAAAAGTACATGGAGCAGCAGAAACAGCGGCGGGGGCCAGCACCTCCCGCCGCGCCGCCGCAGGATCCGGCAAAAGGCACGAAATACCACAACACCCCCACCGAGCGGGTGACAGCCTCCGGGGCCGTCCTGCATTTCGACAGCCAGAAAGAAGCCCGCAGGTTCGACGTTCTGGCTACCCGCCAGGCAAGGGGGCAGATCCGCGATCTGCGCCTCCAGGTGGATTTCACCCTGCAGGAAGCGTTTACCGACACGGAGGGAAAGCGGGTGCGGGCGATCCGCTACAAGGCGGATTTTACATACTACCAGCCGCCAAACAGGCAGCTATACGGAAGCCATGCGCCATACTACGCAGAACAAAGCGGGGTGCCCTGGGAGTTCGTCGTGGAGGACGTAAAGAGCAAGGCCACCAGAACGGCCAAGTATGCCATGAAAAAGAAAATGCTAAAGGACCGTTTTGGGTACGACATTACCGAGGTGTGAGAATGAGCAAAAAGACAACGGACGAAACCCTGGGCCGTGAGGCTGTCAAGGAATACCTGCAGCAGTACCACACGGCTGTGGGGAAAAAGCGGATCCTGGAGGAGCGCCACCGCGTCCTTTCCAGCGAACTGCGGGCGCCCAGTACGGGGTCCGCGTTCAGGTTGACGCCGCCGACCAAGCCGACAAAGACGGACGGATCCGTGTCCGTTGTCTTTCGGATCTCCGAAGTGGAGGACAGGATCGAGGAGCAGCGGGAGGAAATGGCCAAGGCCGTCCTGAACGTTATGGACTTGATCGACGTATTACCCGCCAACTCCACCGAGCGCACCGTGGTGGAAATGCGTCACATAGATTGCCGGGGCTGGGATAAGATCGCGGAGGCCCTTTACATGAGCCGGTCCAATGTGTTCAACTACTACAACGCCGCCCTGGATAAAATCCTGGAGAACAAGCGCAACCGGAAACTGCTGGAGGAATACATGGCCCGGAAGCAGCAGCGGGCAGGGCCGCACGGGCGGAATAATCGCCCCTGAAAAGTTTGGACGCTTTTGGACTATTGACCGTGCTATACTGATAGCATGGAAAGCAGCGCAGGGGTGAAACCCTGAAACGAATACCGAGAACCACCAGCCGAAAGGCCGGTGGTTCTTTGCTTTCCACACCATGGCCGGGGAGTGTACCGCGGGGGCTTTCCTCCTTTCACCCTGCGCCGCTGCGGCGTGTGCATACGCGGCGGCCCGGCCTAACCCTCCCGCCCTGGGTGCCTTTGCCGAGGGGCACCCAGGGCACCCGTTAAGGACCCCGCACCCCCCCTGTGTAGGTACTCCCCAGCAGGAAAAGCCGTGCGGGGCAAGGAAAGCCCGACGTTTTACCCTGTGAAAACGGAAAAAAATCCGGCGGTTACGTTACGGTTTTTTGAAATGCCGGGAAAGTTATACCCCCCTACGGGGGTATAAGCCGAAAAAGGAGCGGCGAAAAAAACGAAATCGACCAAAACCGGAAAAGCGAAACCGGCGGGGCACCCTGCCGGAGCAAAAAGGAGGTGGCGCCGGTGGCGGAAAAGAAGCAGACCGGCGGCACCGGAAAGCGGGCAAAGAGCGAAAAGCCGGCGGTGCTGTCCGGCACGGTGCCGGAGTGGTCCAGCACCACGGTGATCTCCCAGCTGCTGGGGAAAACGGTCCGCCGTGTGCAACAGTTGACCCAGGAGGGTGTCCTGGAAACGGAGATCCCGCCCGGCGGCGGTGCCCGCAAATATCGCACCTGCGCCACGGTCCAGCGTTATGTGGCATACGTCGAGGCGAAAGCCCAGGAAACCGGCGAAAACAGCCGGGCGGCGGAGTTGACGCTGAAAAAGCTGGAGGCGGAGGTTGAACTGAAAGAAAGCCAAGGCCAGCTGCACCGCCTGAAAACGGCGATTGCAGAGGGGCGTTACCTGGCGGCGGATCACGCCACCGAGGAACTAACCGAGTTCATGGCCAGCTTTAAGAAATTCGCCATGAATATTCCCCCGCGCATGGCTGGAACCATGTCCGGCTATGCTGACACAGTGGCGATCCGTGCCATGGAAAAGGCCATGCGGAAAGAGTTGGAAAGCCTGCTGGCCGCGTTCTCTGACGGCGCGATCATGGAGGAGCGGGAGGACGCGGCGCCATGAGGAAATACAAGCAGGAACCCTATACCGTGCCGCCGTGGATCTATAACGCCATTCAGGTGCTGCGCCCGGCGGAGCGCCTGACGGTTT